CCGCCAGTTCTTTTGAGTTAGGGATATTGACAAGCCTTTATCGTTGTCACCTCCGTGTATTGGGCATTTCATAAAAATGTTATCGGATATCTGCTCGTACTCTAAGTCTAAATCTTCCAGCAAGACATCTATGTTATCAAGGATTAGATCTTTTACTTTATCTAAATCAAGCTTTTTCTTTGTGTTTGTCATCTGGGGTCTCTGTTAAGGTGTGTTGTATACTTTACAAACACTTCTTCTTGTAAGTCGTAGAATAACTTTTCATCTTCTGTTTTAACTAGCCAATATGAAGATTGTGTCATTAGTCCACTTTCGTAAACTTTAGTAACCTTGTATACAGACTGTGCGTCAGGAAGTGGGATCACATCTCCATGAGAAGGCCCACCATTAAATTGTGCTTCATATCTAGTCATTTTTTTCCTCGTCAAATGGTAATTCAGCGCCTTCTAGGGCATCGTCTGTTCCAGATTTAATAAACTCATCTCTTGTTCTTAGTTCTGAAAGTTTAGCATAGTCGCCATCCATTCTGAGGTTTATGTAGTTTCCATCATGCATTCCGGGTCCATGTCTAGAGACGATGGGTACAAGTTTTCTATTGCCTGCCTTTGGACCATCTTCTGCAAGTTCCTCCGCTGACTTTTCTTTAAAGATGGAGAATGATGTACACAGCCAGATAAGTCTGTCAGAACCGCTTACAGCGTCTGTAGACTCTTTTGTGATACCATCTCTATTCAGTTGAACAAACGCAAGACACGCGAAGTCATACTTAACAGCAAGGTTGTGTAGGTTTGTAATTTGGAATCCAAGCGCTTGATATTCTTGAATGTTCCCAGATATACCAGCAGACGACATGAGTTTGAGATAGTCATAAACAACTACACACTCGTTTGTTCTTCCGTTTTCATCTGTGCCGACTTCTTGAATTACCCATCGCTTGATATGATTTAGGATATTCTCAAATGGCGCTCCTGCCACACTAACGTATGTATATGGTATATCTTTTATTTCTTCCATTGCTGATTTAACAGCGATAAACTTTTCTTCATCTTGTGCAAATTTTCCTGTAGATATTTCACTAATGGGAACTCCACTCATACTAGATAAGATTCTGTTTAAGTGATCTTCTTTGCTCATCTCTGTATCTAGCATCAAAACGGGTACACCCTTTCTTGCTACAGACACGGCAACGTTGTCACCGAATACAGACTTGCCAACTTTAGGTCTAGCAGAAACTAGGTCTACACATTTACGTCTAAGACCACCGCCAATGGCGGCATCGTACCTATCAAACCCGCTAGGTACACCAATCTGGTCACACTTGTTTTCGATAAGAAAGTCAACATATTCTTCTAATCCTTCACCTATTTTTTCAGGTTTATCTCTAGTATCGTCGTCTTGAAGAAACTCTGTAATTGGATTTTCTACGATACCAATAATATCGTCAATATCTTCGTCACCTTTTATTTCTTCTATATCTCTACCAATCTTGCTGGCAAGACTTCTAATCTTTCTGGCAAACTCAAACTTTTTAATCTGCGCAGCAAAGTGGATTACATTATCTTTCTTTACTGGGAACTCCATTAAAGAATTTATGTATTCAAGTTCTTGTTTGGTTTGTATGGTTTCAGAAAAACCCAACTGATCCGCAGCAGAAAGCAATGCGGGTAGGTCAACCTGAGTTTCTTTTAGTAGTATTTTCTCAATGCATTTGTATATTAGCTGATTATTTTGATGGCAAAAGCTATTGTGATCTATTATATCACTTATTTCAACGTATGATTCTAGACCGTAGGTAAAGAGACCAGCTAACACTGCTCTCTCTGCGCCTAAGTCTAACAACTTAGATTCCATTACTTGCCCCCACACCGATTACATCGGTGATACTCTCCATAAACTAAACTAGCATGTTCCATGTATTTTTTTCCACAAACAGAACACTCAAGCTCAAGCTTCTTGGTTTTACCTCTATTTCTAGAACTTCTTTTTCTGTCTGAAGAAAACTCTTCTTCGCCTTCTAGTTGAAAGCTACCATCGTCAACCCATTTATTCTTCTTGGCTTTCACCGGATTTCTCCTTGTAGAATCATTTATCTTTCTAGTAACAGTAAAATCTTCATTTACTTCTATATTAGAAGAGGCTATCTCTTCTTTTTGTTCGGGTTCTTCTTTTGTTTCTACACCCATCGTATCACCGATAGTTTTAAACACCTGTTGAAATTGAGACATTTGCTCTGGGCTAAGTGATTCAATAAAATTAGCCATATCTTCTGAATTCATTTTCTTTTACCTTTTTCAAATAGTATGTCAGCCTTCCTTCTTATATTATACTCTCTAGACTTGATATTTTCAAGCCTTCCTTGAGCAGTTATTTTCCAGTCATTAATTTTTCTCGCTAGATCGTCATTTCTAAGAATAGTAGCCACCTTGGTTTCGTGCTTGGCGTATGTATCCCAGACACCACTACTTATCAATTCAGATATAATACTTTGAAGAGAGTTCTCGCACCACCGTATTACGTTTTCGCAGTTGGCGCGTTCTGAACCTACGTGGTCTACGTACTGCATTAGTTGGTAAGCATGACCAAAACATTCTTCCTGAGTTAACTTTTGCATACCATCTAAAGAAAGCGTTTCTGCTATGGCGAACTCTGGGTTAAACTTTGTTGGCGTTATGTTTTTAGCGGTTATGTAATTTTCAATACCATCTAAAAACTCTTTCAATCTTTCAGCGGCTGTCAATTTGTTTTCTCCAATCTTCTATACTTTCTGAATACTTTAATACAATTAAATCTATTTTGTTTAAGTTACACCAATCTTCTTTTACACTATCTCTTTTCAAAGAGGTTAAGAATCCGGCTTTAGTTTTATGAAAAAACTTACAAAATTCGTAGTGCTGTTGCCCATGAACCTCTATCCCTAATGACAAGTTGGGTATGAAAAAATCCAAGAACAATACAGATTTTTTACTAGGACACCTAGAACCCGGAAGTTTTACCTCTTCTAATATAGAATAACCAGAAAACATTTCATGTAACAGATCTCTTGCTACCATATGATAGCGAGATTTCTTTGTTTTGTCATCTTTTTTTATAATATATTTTTTAAGGTCTAGATTGTAGCCTCTACCGTTTAAACCCGTAACTTTCATAGAACACTTTTGATTTCATCGTACAGAAACTCTTGTATCTCTTTGTTCTCTTTTATGAATTTACTCAGGTTCGCCATACCTTGAAACTTAAAGAATTTCTCTAGAGCTTCTTGATTTTTTGCGTCTACTTCGTGTTTTTTCAGTAGCGATAAAATTCTTTTGTCTTCAGATCCTATAGCAGATGATACGGTGTACCAAGCGCCAGCTTGTTTAATAAAGGTTAGTTCGTTTGCTATTTCACAAAGTTCTCTAACCTCATCAATGCCTGTTCCATACTTGATATAGGATACAGCGTTTGAGTTAGGTTTACCTCCAGACGCAGAGGTTTTTACTAGCCAGTTAGCAACCTGACCTACATCGTGACCATTCTCGTCTGTCTCTTCCCACTTGCCCCTGTGGGTAATTACCATGTTGGTTCCAGCTTGATACTGAATCATGTTTCCTCCATCTGCCATTTTAGCGGGCGACCATCTTGAACCCCCTGTGTTAGCTATGTTGTGCAAGATGCAAACCAGCATAGCTCTTGTTCTTGAAACATCATTAGAAATTCTTTTGAAAAACATGGAGTTTAGGCGAGGTAACTGATTCCTGACACCTGTCCGAATCTCACCATCTAATTCGTCTTGGGGGACCATGCTAGAAGATGAGTCTACAATTCCAAAGAAATCTGGTGTATTTTTGACGTAGGTTTCTATTACATTTAAAAAGGTTTCTGCTGACACTACAGGTTGAGCATCTGTAGCTTGGACAATCTTAATTTTTTCTACATCTAAACCTTTAATACCTTTGAAGTTTTCTTTTGTTAGCCTACCCTCTGTATTAAAATAGACAACAGTTTTGCCTGCTTGTTGAGCCTTTGCCGCAGCATAAAGCGCCGTGGTTGTTTTTCCGGTCTTGGGGTCGCCAGCCATCAAGGTTACACTACCCTCTCTTAGTCCACCGCCTAGCGCTAGGTCTAAGGCTGGAGAGATTGATAGGGTTTGGAAATTTTCTAGATCTTTAAGCACCTTTGTGCCTTCTTCTACAATGTCTCCATATTTTTTAATAATCCCATTGCTTACAATGTCGTCTTCAAATTTATTCTTGGCTTTCTTCTTTGCCATTGTCTAATCCTCTAAGTTTGTTTAGTCCAGATTTCTTTCCGTAAGATTTCTTCCTAGTCTTTGCTTCTTTCTTTACGTCTAATTCCTGATTAGGTTTCTTGTCTTCTTCTTCTATTATTTTTTTCTGTTTAATTATTTCTGGGACAAGACGTTTGTTCTTTAGAGAGAACACGGATTTTTGATTAGCAACCGCCTTTAGTACAGCTTTCTCGCCGTACTTCTTTATTAGACTATTTGCAGCAAACATTTGCTGCTTAAAAGTCCAATCCCAAGGTTTCTTGTTCCAGAATTTATATGTAAGATTGCCTTCGTTCTTGTACTCTGCTAGGCGAAGACACATCATTTCCGCCAAATAAGAAGCGCATGTGCAATGATCACCAGTTGTTTGGTGTTTATACTTACTCTTGTCTGTTCTCTTTCGTTTTGTCATAGATGATTGCTTCTTCAAAACAGTTTTCAATTTCATCTTCATATTCTTTATCTAATACAAGTTCTGGTGTAATCCACATTTTTTTAGAGACATTAGACCCTTTTACTAAACCAATCGTGTAGTATTCTTTAGAGTCTGAGCCTAATGCACCCAGCAATGATCTAATTAAATAGACACCATCTACCGCATCGCTTATATCTATAGTAGCCTTATGAGAGCGATATTGCAAGTACAATTCTAATAAAAATAAATCTTCTTCATCACACTTGGCTTTTAACTCTCTCCATCCTTCAAATTTATCATAGTTAAATTCTTCGCCATTTGTTAGCTTACACCTAATCCAAACCGCTTGTTTATTTTTTCTATAGTCTTTCAACCATTTTTCCCTATCCATTCTATCTCCTTATGGAAGTTGTACACTCACTTCTTTTTCCTAAGAACTGTGATTTTTTTCTGAAATCATCTGAAATTGTAGATCCATTTTCTGTCATTACCGTAGAACCTCTACTGGAAGGTATTTGAGATGCTAGGTGTGTAGGCTCTTTTTTTTGTTTAGTGTCTTCTGTGTTCTTTTTCTTTTTTTGACACTTGCTGGCATAGGCTTTAACTACACTTTTTGCTCTATCTAAATCTGACGATAGTACATCTAGATCTACGTCACAGTTGTTTTCTATGTAAAATTTTTCTATCTTACTTAATGGTCCTCGTTTACTCATTTATAAATCTCCTGTTTGTCCTTGTTAAATAAATTGAATTTTTTGTTTGTAAGTAAATTAAATAAAAATCGAATGTGTCTTTTGACACTCTTTTAAGTTTTGTTTCTAAGTAATTTTCTCTAGTTGCCGCTGACCCCATAGGATCAAATGGTTGGTTTTGATAAATTTTTATTAAGTATGTTTTATCTTTTTCAGATTCTACAATTTTTGCGTATGTTTTTTCTTTACCTTGAGAAACAGTTCCGTTCTTATTAAAATCTATCTCCTTTTTTATATTTATTTCTTGCATATTTTTTGTATCTTCGTTTATGTACTTCATCTTCCCTCCATGATGTATTTAGTTTTTTGATTCTCTGACATTTTATTTATATCTTTCAAAGACTTATCTCCCTGTTTATGATGCCAAGGTTTTTCTGGTGGAGGATTCTTTTCTTTTTTCATAGCCTCCATCTCGTTTATCTTATTTTTATTGGTGCGAGTGTTCTTATCTGCAATGCTACCTATTGTGTTGCTACCCGCCATGAAACTGTGAAGCC